ATGACCGGCAATAATATTGTTCTTTTCCGTGAACGCCTGACTGCACTGGTGCGTTCATTACAGATTGCGCCTGACGTTGCCGAAAATCAGGTACTGGACCGGATGGCGCTCTGCTTTCGCAAGTTGCTGAATTTTTTCGCTGAAAACAATGAACTGACGCAGCAGGTGTTTTTGCTGCCACCTCTGGCGCAAGAGACACAGCGTTTGCTGATCAACCTGATGGCAGAAAACCTCGTGCAAAATCAGCAAAGCAAACTTTTCCGCAAAGAAATTTCTGCCGTCATGCTCGCGCAATGTTTTACCGGCATGCTGGTACAATTCGCGCAAGATCCCGCAGATCCGGCATTACGTCATCAGCAAAGTCTGGCCTGTGCAAAACTGTTCTGCGAAGGCGTTTGGCTGCGGGAGTTATAGTTCAAAACTTCATAAAGAAAGCAAAAATGGTTGGTTCAGTTTGCCGTTCATAAAAGGTTTACTACGTTCATTCCCGCGGCAGGCATCGTTTGCCACGATTTTGAAACCAGCGTTAAAGAAAGCTTTGATTTTGAAGCTGCGATTAACCGGAGGCCTGTATGTCAATCACTGTACACACTGCTGAGCGCCGTTCGCTATGGCAACGTATCACGCACCGCAAGGTCAGTCATCCACCAGCGGAGAGGGCGCAGGATACATCCCGTCTGCTGGAAAGCTTTCTCGCCACAGGCTGTCTTTACGGTATTGATGTGGGGAACAGTGATCCGGCCTGGTTTCGCCGCTCCTGATCGTTATATCCGTTTATTGCGGTTCAGTTACTGGAACGAGCTGTGCCATGAGAGAAGCCTTCTCCTGAAATTATGTGCTGTACCCTGAATAGCCGGTGTTTCCGCTGCGGATAACGCAACCGTGACATCTGTTATGCAGGTTGTTGTGGAAAGTCTCTCTGACCTCGTCGTAGAAATTTTAGTTCTCTCTCATTTGTTGAGCCCATAACTTTCGCCGGTTATGGGTTTTTTTATGCAAAAAAAAGCCCCGCAGTCAGGCGGGGCGACATACTAACGCCGTTAACAGGGGTAAAACGGCGACTAAAAAGAATATAAGTAAAACCAAGGAAGGGCAAATAGGATTGCAGTGATGATTCCACAACCCGGAAATAAAGTACCACAGAAAAATATATAATTATAAATACATATTTTATATGAAATTAACTATAACATTCATTCGAAATATTGATAATACCGACAGAAATAATTAGTAATAAATAATAAAATTAAAACCGATAATTTATCTACAGAACCACGGAACTCTGTAGGTAATATTAATACGAGTCTGACTCATTGAAAATACATATATAATAAATTCAAATATCCAATTAAATGATAAAGGAATACATCATGAAATTAAAAGCATTGGCACTTATTATCCCGGCATTACTGGTTGCAGGCGCAGCTCATTCCGCAGAAATATATAATAAAGACGGCAATAAACTGGACCTGTATGGCAAAGTTGATGCACGTCACCAATTTTCAGATGATGCAGGTCAGGACGGCGACGTAACGTATGTTCGTGTAGGCTTTAAAGGTGAAACCCAAATTACCGATCAACTGACCGGTTACGGCCAGTGGGAATACAACGTCCAGGCTAATAATTCTGAAAGTACAGGTACATCAGGCAACGCCACCCGTCTGGGCTTTGCAGGTCTGAAATTCGCTGACTTCGGTTCATTCGATTACGGCCGTAACTACGGCGTTGTGTATGACATTGAAGCCTGGACCGATATGCTGCCAGTGTTCGGCGGCGATACCTACACCTCTTCTGATAACTTTATGGTTGGTCGTACTAATGGCGTTGCGACTTACCGTAATACAGACTTCTTTGGTGAAGTAAAAGGCTGGAACTTTGCACTGCAATATCAGGGTGCGAATGATGGCGATAACAACAGCGAAGACATTAACTATACACCAGCAGGTGAAGGCACGAATAATGGCCGCGATGTTCGTCATCAGAATGGTGATGGCTATGCTCTTTCTACCACTTATGACTTCGGTATGGGTATCAACTGCTAACTAACTATTATTTAAGAGTAAATGTTCATCCCTGCAAAACTCCTGCAAAATTCTTCTGCAAAACGGAACCTTAATTAAACAACAACTTCCTTCCAGTCTTTCCCCCGGTCGTCGTTATACTTCTCCGTCATTTGACTATTTTTATGTCCAAGTAAAACTTGCGTGTTTATTCCTTGCTCTCTGAACAAGCGTTCCGACAATGACCTCTGTTCATGGAATGTTGGAGGATTCTCTCCCTCCCACAGCAGACCACTTTTATCTCGGGCTTCAGCAAATCCTTTTGAGAGTGTGCTTTTAGTTATCTGCCCACCACGGGTACAGTTTCTTCGTGAACGGTGATGATGCAAGATCCACTGACTCAAAACAGAATCTCGGCATTCAGCTATGACATCCTGAAGAGACAGTCCCAACGCCTCAGATTTCAAAGAAAGGGGTATAGCTACTTTAGCCCCGGTTTTTTGCTGAACTACATGAAGTTTGTCATCCCAGATATCAGTAAATTTCAACTTTGATATATCTCCTATCCGTTGGCCTGTAATTAAGGCCAATAGCATTGCCCTGGGAATATGCACCGGTAACGTTAATGCAGCCGAATAAATGGCTTTCCATTCATCAAATGAAAGTCTCTGTCGTGAAACTTTTGCCCGAGGTTGTTTTGTTGCCTTCGCAGGGTTATAACCAGCCGGAACTTCACCTGCATGCTGAGCTTCTTTGAATACATCACTTAGATTCGAACGCACCATCTGCGCCATCCTTCCCTGACCTTTTTCAATGTAAATATCGAGGATCCCAGCAATATCTCTGGCACCGACTTCCGACAATGGTTTTATCCCGCAATGAGAAATTAATGCTCGTAAAGAAGGTTCCCGCAATTTCGCTGTATCGGGTTTTATTTCACCAGCTTTAACCCTTTCTAGCTGAATCGCTCTGTATTTATCAACCCATGCATTGGTAGTGATGCCTTTATTCACTTCACGGCTAATTTCATTTCTTACTCTCAGGAGATTTGCCATTTTCCTCTGATTGAGTTGCATATTCGCATCTATTGCGATTGCTTTTGCCTCCTCTTCGTTGTCCCCCAAACCGTGGAACTTACCTGTAGCTGGATGCTTGTAACGCCAGTAAACCTTATTGGTTCTGGCGTCCAAGTAGCACGACAGCCCGGGAATATTCACGTTATATTTACGTGGACGTGCCATCTTCGAGAATCCTCATTAAACGTGGATCTATATCCTTGTTGATCACAGGCTTCTCAGCTATCCCAATGAAACGCGCTGATGCTTCAACACGCCAGCACCGCCCGGCTTTAAAGGGCAGGGGGTATATCATTCCATTTTTCGCATACCTCATCAGCGTTGGTCTGCTAGGTATTGGCGCGGAAAACTCTTCGAGAGCCCATTCATCAAGCGTTAATGTTCTCGTCATATATCACTCCACACGTTTAATTATAGCCAGCTGCACACCGGTTTACTGACTGACCCGAAATCGGCCGTAATATTTTCCAGCTCGCCACCAGAGCATTTTCATACCTGGCGGCACTGCTGGCGCAAACTCAACCGGAACAAACCACAGATTCAGCATTCTTTTCACGCAAAACCGCCTGACGAAATGTGAACGGGTTGTCTCAGCCATGGCTTCTTTCCCTCTGTTCGATTACTTCCAAACCCAACTTTAAGGCCAGCGCATGTTCAGCTCTGGCGCCTGCGCTGAACTGCCAACCGGTAAGCAGGTAAATCGCTTCGGCGCGTTGCAGCATCGTCAGGCCGATAGCCATGTAATCAGCTTTTGTTAGGCCATCAGGCATGATTGCCGGATTCAGTGGCACATGCTTTTCAAATGACAGGTTTATAGCTGCCCGTTTGAAAGCAGGGCGGTTGAAATGTGGCAGGCCTGTCATTGGCCCGGCGATATAAACTTTCATTTCAGCCCCCCCTCGTAGCCGTGCGCAGTACCTGATAAATCTGGTGTGCGATAGTGCGTTCATTACCCACAGGGCAGGCTTTGAAATATTCATAAGCGGCGGTGATCGCCACCTGGTGCTTTTCCAAAAAGTCGGTTTTAAGGCGCGCAATTTCGGCTTGTTCTTCAGTATTGCGGCGGAACCAAACGCTATAAGGGCCGTCCTCGGTATCGTGAATTGAGGCAAGGAACCAGCCTTCACCGATTGGCGGAGTAGGGTTCCACGCAGAAACATCAGCTTCGCCTACTTCATAGGCGGCCTGAATATCGTCAGCTGCTGGATCGGCATCAAGTGACAGGGTATAAACCTCGACACCCTGAGCTTTTGCCCACGCTTCAAATTCGCCTGGCGCTGGGTATTCGTTACCGTTGGCCGGTTCGAAGAAATCAGGGTGAGTCCAATATCCCAAGTTATCGGCATTGCGTTCTGGTGTGACCGGTTGAATAAGTTTCATGGCTGCATTCCTAAATAAGTGATTTCCAGATTTCGGCGTGAGCGAATCCCTTGCCAGCATTGGCAATTAAATTTCAGTAATAACGATTCACTAAATGCCCCAGTGGACCAGGGCATTTAAGGCCGTGCTATCAGGCTTTGAACTCTCCGATGAATGTTTCTACTTCAACGTCGGTGAAATTGGTTTCGAGCAGCTCGCGGAACTCGGTCGCCATCAGTTCTTCAGCCGTTTCCAACTGCACGATGCGCAGAACCAGCACCGGAGCATTGCCGCCGGTCAGTACGCTGTAGCGCAGGCGGAATCGGCGTTCTCCCAGCCCTTCATATGGCACGCACTTAAATTCGAATGCCGCAGGCATGACTTCTTTGCTTTTTGCCTCAACGCTTTCCATCACTGAGCGCTTGGCGCCGAAATCACTATCTTCATGATCCGCAGAACTGGATGCTTCGATGGTAATTTTACGGACGCCGCCGATCGCTTTCTTGATGTCCAGCACTTCTCCGTCAGCGGTGAAAGCCATCAGGAATTCAGACCAGTCTTCGAGCCACTCGGCCAGATCCTTCTGTGAGTTTTTATCGCCATTGATGTTCAGCAAAGCCTGGAATGGCGCAGTGCGTTTCAGTTTCAAAACTGCGATGTTATCTGCGTGACCTGGTGCAGTCAGAGTGCCAAGGTTAAACACAGTCACCGCTGCCATGTTGTCAGCATTAATGAAGCTGCGGACGCCTTCGCCTGCGTAATCTTTGCAGTAGCGGGAGAAATCCTGAATGCTGGCGGTTTCCATTTTCCCGCGGAAGCGGAACCGGCCATCTTGCAGGTTTTCAAGCGAATGAATACGGACAGATTCAGGCAAAGCAACAGCAGGGCAGTCTGCTGAAGACAGGCGTTCTTCCAGCAGATTAGAAAGGGACATATCCCGGACTTCTTTGATTGCTGATGCGTCTAAAACTTGAGACATAACAATCTCCTTTTATCGGATGGTTAAACGATGCTTATCGCGCGTCACGGAGTTTGCCGTCAGGATCTCCGGCGATGGTGAACAATTGGCCCTGATCTTCCTGCATGATGGTCAGCTTGCCGCCTTTGCCCACGTACATAGGGGTTTCGGTAGTGTCTTCTTCCGACGTTTTTCCGCGAGGCGTAGGTGCTGAGAACTTCAATTTGTGAGCCAGCATCACGCGTTTTTCTTCCATCGAATTACTGATTCGGGAAACATCAATCTCGATGGACACTTTGCCTTTACCACCGTTATTCAGAACACCCAGAGCGGCAGTATTCAGCGCGGCGGCGATTTTGTTTTCGAAAATACCGGCGTCCAATTCGGAGAGAAACTCCGGGACGTTGGTCATACGACTTTCAGCCATTTTCATGCCCTCATTATCGCGGCGCACACCGCGGGAAATTACTCACACACATAGACAAGGGCAGCCGGTAATGCACAGGGCGTGCTGGGTGGGGCCAGCGAACCCTTGTCTATGCCTGAGAAAAAATTGGCGGTGGTCATGATCAGAACATTATCTTCGCTCCCCCTGATGTTGGATGGTTGAAGAGTCATGCCACCGCCGAATACAGCTACACACAGCAATTATCGAGGTTCCACGTCGATCTGATTGGGCGGCGGGAGTCGAACCCGCAATCGGGTAGGGAACCCGACCATCACCTGATGCTGGCCACAACGGAGAGAGCGCTATCTGGACTGTAGGATGTTGAAAGCTTTGCCAGCTTGCTCACCGTCAGTGCTCTTTACGTTATGCACTCATTCAAGAATCTAAACGTCTGCTATACTTATCATTGGAATAAGAAAATTCTTAATAATCTGATTAAGATCATCACTTATCCATGAGTTAAAAATGCCCGATATAAAACTTATCTGCGAAAAATGTAATTCTGAGAGATTCAATGTCACTTCTGACGTCGTATTCTCTGAGACTATCTCCTCCATCGTATGTGCAGTGTGTAAGCATCCAGTTAACGTTCATGAAGTTGTAACCTTCCGCGAAATTCCATATCTGACGCTAGTCCCTGACTTACAGATCCACTAATCCCTAAACATCGGCAAGAACACTTTTCAACTGTGGTCATGAGTGACTTCGGTTGATGAGCTCCTCAACCCCAGTGTTCTTGCCGTTGTATGCCTGGTCACTTCTCCACCTCAGGCGGCGGTGTTATCTTGGTAGTTCTCACACAGCCAAGAAGGAAATGAAGGTGGAAAACGCTTCGACTAATTTAGTCACTTTAGCCCGTAGGATTGAAGCTCTTGAGAACGCATTCACGGTAGCGCTTCATTCCGTTTCAACCGCCTTACCCACAGTAAAAAGCGACGTCATTGAAAATCTAAATCGTCATGCTCAAGCTTATAAAGGTAAGGATCCTGCCGTTGCCTCGGCAACCAAGTTGCTTATTAACCGAATTGAAGCTTTCAATCCGAAGATAAGAGATTAATTTTGGTAATCTCGCCGCCTTCCAAAAAGGCGGCTACTTGGTGTCCATGCTTTTGCAAGATTTCAGAAACAGTTTCTTCAATTAACTCTTCATTCGAAGATCCCAAACCAATAATTTTCGGTTCTTGCTTATCCATCCTGATACCTCATCAAGCTGCCGTACCGTTTTCAGCGAATCATCCGATGCTTCATATGCCATTGGCAGATACGGCATAAGTGCCGGGATTTTTATACACGCCCGGCGCGTGCTTGCCCGTTGCTGCTGGACATCTCCGTGGTATGATTAATGTGCGACCAACAATCAACCACATAGAGGCTTTATGTCTGATAGATATCCAAACCAACCATTACGCGAATCGGATAGAGAGAATCGCCCGCGACCCGACAGTCAGGTTCCTTACAGACCAACGGAGCGGCAACCTGAACCCGAACCGAAGAAGTAAGAGGCAATCCATGACCCGAGATAAAACTGTTTTCCACATCCGTTATTCGTTCCATATCGAGACAATGCAGGCGACCCTATTTAACAGACTTGACCGGTTGCTAACATTTGCTCAAATATTGCTCGGGTCAGCAATTTTTGCATCCTACGGCAACATCCCACTCTTTGGTGCTATCGTCGCAGTGATATCTGTTACCAGCTTTGTTTGGCAGCCTGGCAAAGCGGCAATGCTTTGCGATATCCAATCCAAGAAGATGAAAGAGCTGATCAGTAAGCCGGACAGTTTTTCAGATCTTGAACTTCATGCTGCCTATACCAAAGCTGAGGAGACGGATAACCCAACGCTTGGTCTCTTACGTGACGCTGCCTACAAGAGAACCCTTATCGCTTTGGGACGAAATTCCGAATCACTGCTTATAGAACTGACATTTCTAGAAAAAATAACAGCCTGGCTTTCTGGTGATCTTCCAAAACCCTAATCATCTCAACGAATCATCCCAAATTTCATATGCTCCGGGCGGCTACTACGTGGGCGTCCTACCTGTTCGCTTTCGTTGAGTTAAATATACCCTTGAGTAAATTTAAAATAAATACCTTTAAGTAAATAAAATGACAAAATTTGACTATGTCTTTGAATGATAGGATTATTTATTTGATTTTGGGGAGGGTGTACGAAGGGATGAACAATGACAGTTATGAAATAAGGGTATCAATATATTGTTGATTCAGTGGGTTAGAATTATTTTACACCAAAGAACCTAACAATTATTAGGGCGACTGCGATGGATAAGACAAGAACCCCAACCCTTTTCCAGGCAATTTTCGTTCCATCGCCATGGATTTCAACCAGCGAAGGAAGAGGAGAAACTTCACTGCCACAATGCTTGCACTTCGAAGCCTGCCTCTTTATATGTTCAGCACAAAAAGGGCATTCACGTAACTCAGATGAGTTTACAGATGGATTTTGTAAAGACGGGACGATCAGGACATGAATAATCGCAACGATAAAAAGGAGAAAACCGTACAGCCACCATGCCCCAAAAGACCTTCCTTTACTTTGAGCAATAAATGCCGGGATTAGCCCGAGCACAGCCGCAATAATTAAAAGTTCCATCAATGATTATTCCTATAAAATCAATGATAAATCATGGCAAATTTGCTATTTTAGCGTCAACAACAACACCTATAATTTTGCAATTTCCATTAATTTCGGTCATTGGCCACTGAGGGTTAAGAGCCTTCAAAAATTTCCGCCCGGCGTCCACAACATATTTTTTAAATGTAGCTTCATTGTCAGACTCAAGCTTTGCAACAACCAATTTGCCGTTCGTTGCTTCGACTTGAGGATCAACTAAAATAACCATTCCTTCAGGTATGCTAAGTCCGGCAGGCGCAGTCATTGAGTCGCCTTTCACATCAAGCCAAAATGAATTTTCTGAACACTCAACCGTAGTTTCAAGCCAACGATCTATGCTTTTTCGATGATAAGGCTCAATAGCTTCAGACCATGCCCCAGCACTGACCCAACTTATAACAGGGTAAACCCCTGAGGTTTCATTAAAACCAGCAAAGGAGACATTGCTGCTCTCAGCAGAAATTCCATCCATCCAGCCTCTACTCAGTTTTAAGGCGTCTTCGATTTGCCTGACGGCCTTCTCCCCAATATTTCTCTTCCCGGACTTGCCTTCAGGGTAAAGCATTCGAGATACCACGGTTACATCAATACCAGTAGCCTCAGAAAAGGCTCTCTGCGTTTCAAATCGCCCTACCAACTCTTTTAGTTTAAGCCGGCGGCACTCATATATTTCGGAATTATTGTCTTCTTTCATGACTTCATATTACTAAAAATTACTCTTAGGTAAATGACTTGCGAGTATTGATTAAAGTTTACTTGTAAGTATACTTCGAGTAACTAACTCAGGAGGAAACATGGACACGCTAAGAATTTTTCTCAATTCCCTGAGCATCGGTAAGCAACGCGACTTTGCTGCTAAATGCAGCACTTCCGTTGAATACCTTCGCAAGGCAATCAGTAAGAAACAAAAATTAGGTCCCGCTTTATCAGTTTTGATCGAAACAAACTCTGATGGTGCTGTAAGCCGTAAGGATCTGCATCCAGATGACTGGCAGGGGATTTGGCCAGAACTGAATTCTATGACCCCTGCTGCCTGAATATAACTACCAAAGGGAAAACAACATGGTAGCCCTGAAATCAGTAGTTAAAGCGATGTGCAAGGCATATCCCGGCGGCCGGTCTGCTATGGCTGGCGCATTGGGCATGACTGAAACGCAGTTCAACAACAATTTGTACGAAAAGAACGGCTGCCGGTTCTTCGAAATTGCCGAGCTGGAAGCGATGGAAGACATCAGCGGCACTAATCACCTGGCGGATTACTTCGCCCAGCGGCGCGGTGGCTTTTTCGTTGAAATCCCAAATCGCGATGAGCTGGACCACGTTGACCTGTTTATTAAGGGCGTAAAGGTGGCGGCAAAGAGCGGGAAGGTGGATCAGCAAATCAACACGTCTATTGCAGATGACGGCGTGATTGATCAGAACGAGAAGGCCGAGATCATGGCGCTGCATTTCAAGCATTTATCTGCGCGCGATGAGTATGTGAAGTCAGTGGTGGCTTTGCATGAAAGGGTTGACGCCTCAGGAGTGCAGTCCCGAGGCGTCGGCGCATTAAAAACGTGTGTGGAGTAATTAACGCATGAACAGTTTACTCATAAAAGCTGGTGTCCCGCAAATGCGCTGCAAAGCGACTGGCGGCAAAAAACAAGCTTTGTCGTACGAAGTGATGGTATCGGGCCACTGGGTACCGTGCAACTACCAGATCGTCCGGTGGTGGGTAGGTTACGTCAGGGTGAGAAGCCGGAAGGTGACTGCATGTCTGAAGAAATCCAAACGCTGGACAGGCACTACAAAGATTGGCGGGGCGTTGTGGTACACGTCGTGGGCTTCGACCGAGCGGGAGATCGCGTCATCTTCATGCGCGCAGGTTACCCGTATGAGTGCGCACAGCCGGTTGAGTTATTCCGATCGCGGTTTGAGAGGTTGATGACCGATGAGCAATAAACTTCAGGGGCTGGTTTGGGATGCATGCGCGCCGGCTGGCTTATCTATTTCGCAGGTGGCAATCATGTCTCGGCTTGCTGATTACAGCAACGACGATGGTATTAGTTGGCCTTCGATCCCGCGTATTGCCCGTCAGGTAGGCGCCAAAAGTCCGAACACAGTTCGCAGTGCATTGAAGGTTCTCGAGGCTGGCGGCTGGCTAAAAGTGCAGGAACGTAAAACCAAAGGGCGCAACACAAGCAACATTTACCGCCTAAACGTGGGAAAGCTGATTCAGGCAGCAGCAGAAGCAAATTCCAATGATACCCCTTCAAATTTTGAAGCATCAGATTCTGAGGTATCAAAAATTGAAGCCTCAAAATCTGAGGGTTCAAATAACAACGTGGTAACTGCAATTAGCCCTTCAAATTTTGAAGCCGATCCACAAGTAACTACAACACCTGATCCACAAGGTAATAAAACCCTTAGTCCGGCCGCTTCGCAGCCAGACGACGACACTGATGAAAATTTTCTGTCTCTTCATCCCGAAGCGGTGGTGTTCAATGCCAAAAAACGCAAGTGGGGCAGCGCTGATGACCTGACCGCAGCCGAATGGATTTGGGGAAAAATCATCCGCATGTACGAACAGGCTGCTGAATGCGACGGCGAGATTGCACGACCGAAAGAACCGGACATGACGCTTTGGGCAAATGAAGTCCGCCTGATGTGTACTGCCGACGGGCGCACCCATAAACAAATCTGCGAACTGTTTGGCCGCGCTAACCGCGACACTTTCTGGTGCAAGAACATCCTGAGCCCGTCGAAACTCCGTGAGAAGTGGGATTACCTGACACTCAAACTTAGCGCTACCGTCCCAACTGACACCTCTGCTGGCGGGCACTGGAACAGCGCCGAAGCATGGGAGAACACCCTGTGAACAAAATGATGATGGCAGTTCAAAATCGGGATGCCGGTGTACTTGCGCAGTTGATGCCCAAAGATAAACCTCAGCGCGTCGTGAACCCTGATGCCGAGAAGATGGTCGATACGTTGTTCGCCAACCTGATGCTGATTTTCCCTGCTGCCCGCCAGACCGCACTCAACAGTTCGCTGGACATCGCAGCTGCGAAACGGCAATGGATCCTGGCATTTGCGGAAAACGGAGTGACTTCGCTGGAACAGGTGAAAGCCGGTATGCGCATCGCCCGCCAGCAGGAAACGGACTTCTGGCCGAGTTGCGGCAAGTTCATTGGATGGTGCAAGTCCGGAGCCGCAGAGAGCGCTGGCCTGCCGTCAGTGGATGATGTGATGGATGAATTTAACCGCTATAGCGCAAGGCGCGGTGACTATAACTCACCAGCGGACTACCCTTGGCCAGCGCCGATCATGTACTGGATTGTGACCGACGTTCGCCGAATCATGCTGCAGAACAACTATACGGAAGGTGAAGTGAGAAAATCGGTACAACATCAACTGAATACATGGGCGAAACGCTTAGCTAAAGGCGAAAAAATACCGGCCCCCGTAACTCAGTTGGCAGCGCCAAGTAAACCATTGGGACAGACTCCAGCACAGCTGATGTATGCCGAGTATCAACGTAAGAAGCGGGAGGGGTGGTTATGAGATCTTATTCCCTGGCGCTTTCTCAACAAAAAGAGAAAGAAACGCACTTCTTAAAGGATGTTGGGGATCAGTGGCGGACGCCTGATGCTCTTTTCTGGGGAATCAATGCCATGTTCGGCCCCATTGTTCTCGATCTGTTCACTGATGGAGAGAATACTAAGTGTCCGCATTTTTACACTGTCGAAGACAATGCCTTGAGTAAGGACTGGTCTGCTCATCTGAAAGAGCTTAACGGTGCAGCCTTTGGCAATCCGCCGTATTCCCGCGCAAGGCGACGTGAAGGGCAACAGATCACTGGTATGAGTCATATTCTCAATCATACTTTCAAGATGCGTGAAAAGGGTGGCCGATATGTATTTCTTATAAAAGCGGCTACGTCAGAGGTCTGGTGGCCAGAGAAAGCTGATCACATAGCCTTCATCCGTGGGCGTATAGGATTTGAACTGCCTGCGTGGTTTGTCCCTGCCAATGATAGACAGATACCTTCCGGGGCGTTTTTTGCTGGCGCCATAGCAGTGTTTGATAAGAAATGGCGAGGACCTGCCTTCAGCTATATCGACCGTGAAGAATTGCTAAGGCAAGGTGCGCTATTCCAAAACCACATTCATACCAAGCCCAACAAACTGCAGGCACCAGTCAAACAAATCATTCCAGTGCTGGAAACGGCCAACGGGGGATGGACAGAAGAGGTTGACCGGCTTTTTGATAAGTTATCAAGGGCATCTGAGCTTAATCCTCAGTTGCAGAACAAGTTGCGTCTATACATCAATCGCCTTAAAAACGACGGTTTCAAATCTACAGAGATTCTCAGTACCGCTCAAATACTGGCCCGTAAAATGGGAGCAACAGTATGAATGAACTTCAGAAAATCTGGCTCGATGCTTACCGTGGTTACTTGAAAGCCGCATCAGCAACTGGCGAGCATTGCCCGTCTGATTACGACAGCGCGCGGGAACATGCTGATGCTGTGCTGAACAGCCTGTTTAAGGCTGGGGAGAGGGCTGAATGAGAGCACTCTTAAAGCCATATCCACAGAGGGATTTGGGGATTGTGCTATTACGGCCGCCAGGTGAAATGCTGCAGCATTTCAGCGGCAAACGCCTGCTAATAACCGATGAACCGGCGGATCTGCGCGGGGCGGCTGACGGTTTGGTACCGGTTGAGGCTCAACCACTATCGCGAGATCCGCGCCTGTCTGGATTTCTGGCCTCAGAGCGAGTTATCAACCTTGTCGGCGGGTGGGGTGCGCTAACATTGTGGGTTAAGCGTAACCGAGGCTGCCAGTGCACTAATTTTGGCGGTCAATATCATCACCATGAACTGGTGCAGTCTCGCCGTGCGCGTGGTGTTGTGTCTCTTTGTTGGACCCATGACAACGAATATCACGGAAAAGAATCGGTAAAACTCGATGCCGCAGCGCTGTCGAATACCACTGAATTTGTGACTGAGGCTATCCGCGAGCTTTCTCGATTGTCAGCCGGACATCAACTGACCCTGCCGGAACTTTGCTGGTGGGCAACGAGTAAGGGGCTGGCGGCGCAACTGCCGGAGGAAATCATATGCGAAGCGCTTGGCATGAAATACCAACCTCCGGGCACGCAGTTGAAAGAATCCGACATCAACCCCAGCGAACAAGATCCTCGGGCAGTGATGGTGAGCAATATCAAACCGGTGCTGGCGCTGGCCGTTGATCCGGAAACTCCAGAATCTTTCATGCTTCGCCCGAAGCGCCGCCGGTATGAAAACACGAAATACACTCAATGGGTAAAGCGCCAGCCGTGCTGTGCCTGCGGTAACGGGTCCGATGATCCGCACCACATCACCGGCAATGGATTTGGTGGAATGGCAACAAAAGCGCATGACTTGTTCGTGATCCCGCTGTGCAGATGGTGTCACGACTCACTTCATGCGGATACCCAGGCTTGGGAATCAGAACACGGTACTCAGGAATTTCTGGTTCTGAAGACATTAGACCGCGCGCTGGCAATGGGTGTTATCGCAACCGGCAAAGCAAAATAAGTGTGGAGAGAATAATGCGTGATATTCAACTGGTGCTGGCTCGTTACGGCGTGTGGGCGAAAGATAATTCAGGCGTGGACTGGTCACCGATTGCGGCGGGCTTTAAAGGCCTGCTGCCGACTGAATCCAACAAGGTCGAATCCTGCTGTGATGATGATGGCCTGATTGTAGATGCCGCAGTAGGTCGTCTGGCTGCCGTCCGTAAACCGGAAGAGGTAACACTCATCATGCTGCATTATCGCTTTGGTCTGTCGAAACGGAAAATAGCTAAAATGTATAAGGTGAGTGAAGGCCTGATCCGCCAGCAGTTGCAGGTTGCGGAAGGATTCGTGGATGGTTGTCTGGCGATGACCGGCGCGGTGCTGGAAATGGACACCTACACCCAGAAAATTAGAGTGGCGAAAGTCGCTTAAAATAGTTCTAGTGCGCTACGCAAAAACTCTTGTAACCTGTTAAGAGTGGTCACGTAGTCACAAAGCTTAGACAATCTGAGAACCTCGCTCCGGCGGGGTTTTGTCTTTTATGGGCATATGATACGTTGATCCCGTTGCGGTGAATCCTACCTATGCGGTAGGGCTAATAAGCTATGCCCTCGTAGTGAAGACAGCGAACCACGGTTAGCTCACCAACGGTTCACCGGGAGGCACCCGGCACTGCAACAACCAAATAATGCTTTTCAGTCAGCGATGATGGGATAACCCGGAGTGTCTGGAAAGCACATTTGCATGAGCGTTGCTGGCAAAATCTGCTGTAATGCCTCATATGTTTTGTATTCAGCAAGAATGCAAGCCTGTCGAAACAAACTCATCATCAACTTTAGATAAAGAAGACACTTCATTACGTTATGCCCTCTAGTATAGGTTTCTCTTGGTATTTAAATCATTGGAGGCGCTGTGAAGAGAAGGGTTTGGTTCGCTTGGCTATTTATGGTGGCATCTTTTGGTGGGTATGCGGAAGGCGTTCACCACATAGACCGAAAGCTTGCACATGGTGCAGTGCCCCATTTCAACATTATCGACACCTCAGAAACGCCTGACGAACATATTAGTGAAAAAATGCATGAAAAAGCCGTAAGACATTGAAATATTAAAAATCAATACAAAACCTCGAAGAAATGCGGTTTTTTTGCTTTCTGAAGGTTAGAAATATGCACCAATAAACGAATAGACCGCAGGCATCAGCCAATGCAGCAGTCATGATGCTGCCCTGAGTCGCAAAGTAACGCGCGCCCGTGTAACTACGGGTCAAGATTTCTATATCAAAAAAGTTCCGATAAAGCAGCGCGCCAGCCATACGCGCACCGGTTATTAGCGGCAAGGAGCGACACAAGACCCAAGGGCATGAGCGCGGCCACAGCGAGAAATGGCAAAGAATTCCTGCATAGCCTGAGCGTATTTTTCTCTTTTTATGCTGTATGTTATTTTTATGTTGTTGCGGTGAATCCCCCTATGCGGTGGGGCCTAAACAGCTTATGAACTAGGTAGGCACAGAATGCGCGAACCAAGGTTAGCTGGCCAAAGGTTCACCGGGAGGCACCCGGCACTGCAACAGCCAAATTAGCGGATGAGAAGTCCACTACAACAGCATGGACGTGATCAGTTTCTTCGGCTTTTTGGATTCACCAGTTTGCAATAGCTCAAGAAGCTCGCCTTTGGTGACTTTACGGCCGCATGATGCACAACGAACGTCAGAGAATTTAGCTTCCAGATTAAAGTCATTTGGGTAAATGAGAAATTCGCATCGGCAAATGGAGCAGCTAAACCTCTCCAGAACAGTCTCAATATGCATTGAATCATCCTATTTAAAATAATGTAAATTCAATAAAATAAAGAAAGGCCCTCTTTTGGGAGGGCTCTGATATATATGCAAATGGAAATGTACTCCTGAGTCTTGCTTTAGTAAATCTCATGAGGAAGTAAAAAATAGCCATCACCATCGTTCGTTTGCTGGATGCCTGCTATCTTATGTAAAACATCACATGGGACCATTGGCATGAAGCTACTGAATAACGAATATGAATACAGAGAATGGGTAGTAAAAGGCTACCTTCATTTGGATGAGGAGTTTCCTTCGGTTTTCGAACCTGACGAGCTTGAAAGAGAAATTCTGCGTCAGGCACCCAAAGAATTCCCTTGCCTTGCACAAATTGTAGAAGGTGAGGGCGGTTACTCCCTGCAGTCTGTTCAATTCATATATCGATCACAGATAGAAGAGTGGGCAAAGCTGTTCGGCATAGTTAGTTAGAGAAATACACTATTCCAATGGGCTGTCTCTGGGCGGCCTTTTTTATGCCCTCAATTCGGTTGTAAGGACAGCTACGGCGATAGGAGGTTATCGATTGGCAAACGCGGCCACAGAGAGAAGTGGCAAAGAAATCCAGCCTCGAGTCAGCGTAGTTTTCTCTTTTTGTGCTGTATGTTATTTTTATGTCGTTGCGGTGGATCTCACCTAAGCGGTGTGGCAAATCAGCTAGCGAAGTAAGTTTGGCACAGTGTAAGCGAACCATGGTTTGGCTGGCTAAAGGTTCACCGGGAGGCACCCGGCACCGCAGCACATAATAAACACTGCTTTCCAGTCTGCGAAGATGGGATCACCCGGAGTGTCTGGAAAGCACATTCGCATGAGCACTGAAACGATCCTCATCGATAAGTCGTTTGTAGCTTGGTAGGCCAATGCTCAGCCGAATTTTAGGAAAAGCCAATGTTCGGTTTTTCGTATTTTAAGATTTAAGACTTTTCAGATGTAAAAAACCTCACTTACAGCGCAGGCAATAAGTGAGGTTGCCCAAATAAGGCCAACATAAACACCAACATCACAGCACATGTTAATAAGTTTTTTTAATAATTAAAATATTTTTTAAGTCAAATTAAGTTGATCTTCTTTGTTCAGAAATAGAACAAGGATAATTAAATTTTGTACCAATGCTGTGTCTGACCAAGTCTTAACGTCATAAATATAGCCACAGAAGATGTGGCTAAAGATACTTAGGCTGCGCTTATGCGTGGCCTTTTTTATGCCCTCAATTCTGTTGTGAGGAAACTTCTAGCGATAAGGGGGTTATCGATTGGCAAACGCAGCCACAGCGAGAAGTGGTATCAATTAATGAAAAGCCCCGGCATATGCCAGGGCTTAATTGTTTGTGGAATGGGCGGCGTACATGATGCTGATAACATCGTGCACGCCATTCGCCCGTTAGTTGGTCACGAGCGAACCGAGGCCCATTGCTGATGTGCACACAGCAAATGGAGCCTATCAAAAAGGGCGTCTCTGATCCATGAAAACAACTGTAGATTTAAACAGTATAAATATTATTTGTGCTGACTCACTCCAATACATCAAAACCTTACCTGATGACTGCATTGATCTGATAGCAACGGATCCTCCGTATTTTCGGGTTAAATCGTGTAAGTGGGATAATCAGTGGCCAGATGAATCAGCGTACCTTGCCTGGCTGGATGAGGTATTTGCGGAGTTCTGGCGGGTATTGAAACCATCGGGCAGCCTGTATGTTTTTTGCGGTTCGCGTTTAGCTGCTGACACTGAGTTACTGATGCGTGAGAGGTTTAAAATTCTGAACCACATCATCTGGGCCAAACCTTCTGGGCCTTGGAACAGACAGCACAAAGAAGACTTGAGGTCGTACTTCCCAGCCACTGAGCGGATCCTCTTCGCTGAGCATTACCGTGGTCCGTATAGAGGGAAGTCCTCCAGCTATTCAATCGAGTGCCAGGAGCAACGCAAAAACACTCTCAAGCCTCTTGTGGAGTATTTCAGCAATGCTCGTAAAGCTTTAGGGATCACAGCGAAAGAGATTCATCAGGCAACAGGCAAGCAAATGGCTTCGCATTGGTTTAGTGAAAGCCAGTGGCAATTACCGAGCGAGAAAGACTACTTAGCGCTGCAGTGTTTATTTGAGCGCGTTGGGCGCGAAAAACATGGCCGCCAAGAACTGGAACTTCCTCACCATCAGTTGGTAAAGGAATATGATTCATTATCTCGACACTATGCGGAGTTGGTGGATGAATTAAAACGGCTCCGACGTCCGTTCGCTGTTACGAGTCTTGTGCCATTTACTGATGTATGGACCTATAAATCAGTTCCGTATTATCCGGGCAAACATCCGTGCGAAAAACCAGCCGAGATGATGAGAGATATCATCAGCGCCAGCAGCAGGCCGGGTCATGTAGTTGCTGATTTTTTCATGGGATCAGGTTCCACGATAAAAGAAGCAATCAAGCTGGGCCGTTTCGCACTCGGCGTGGAACTTGAAGAGGAACGGTATAAACAGACTTTCGGAGAAATATTCCCTGAACAGTCGAATACCTCATAACGCGTTACGACCCCAGCTAAGTCTGGGGTTTTTTATGCCCTCGATTCGTGGAGGGACACCAACAGCGATAAGGGGTTTATCAATGTCTGAGCCGGTTTCAGCCAGCAGGATAGAACGATAGCGGTCGGCATGCTGACGCAGTACGCCAAACAGCACGCACCGAAGCATATCGGCAAAGTCGCAGGGAGGTGCATGGCTGAATGCCTACGCATTATGGCAAAAATGGAGTTTGAAGATTATGCGCGGTCGGCGGCGGCCACTTCTGATATTTTGTCCGAACTTGGTGTAATTTATCCAAATCATAGGCGTCTCTGTAGTTGAGCACAGAGAAAAGCTTTGAGAGCCCTGCAAAAATGCGGGGCTTTTTCGTTTATGCACATCAGGTAAGAGCATCGGCTTGGTAAGCTGGGACATTTCCGGCTAGTCAAAAGGGTTAATGCCCTTACCGAAAAGCTTTACCCTTATTCCTGGCTAGTATCAATAATCGCTGAGCCAGAATAAACAGGAGGAGTGCAGCCTTTCAGTTCGCCATACTCAACATTGCATTCAGAGTAACCACTACCTCTCTTGATGACTATTTCACCGTCATAATTTGATGAGCATGAGCCAACCTGTCCGCTATTAATCTCGCATAAAGAAACCTTTCCATCGCTTCTGAGTAGAGGGGCATTTTTCGTTGATGGATATGGCTGGCAATCGGAGAGATTGCCGACGTTGATACTGCACTGCAAGAGTTCCGCAAGTCCTGAAAAACTGGTGAGCATGCCGGTGAGCATTAATACAACGAAGATTTTATTTTTCATATACATGTCCTTATTGAGTAGCGCCGTCACTATAAAACACTTTCTAGAAGCTGCCGATTCGCAGCCTTTTTTTATACCCTAAATTCGGTTGTGAGGACACTCGCAGCGATAAAGGTTTATTAATGTCCGAGCAGGTATCACCACGTTCGCTGATTCCTGGGGCTGGATCATAATGTTGTATTTTATTGGTCTAAAAATGGTTAAATTCGCAAATATTGTTAAATGTCATCAGGATTAATCTGAGATGATGAATTCGCCCCTTCAAGAGCTAAGCCATTACGAGTGCCGGAGATAAGCGCCGGGTGGGGCAGGCACTACATCTTTAATTACAGAAGTTACTTGAACCCGCCGATGTGCGGGTTTTTGCATTTTTGAGGCTGCCAATTTGGCGGCCTTTTCTCGTTTTGGCGGCCAGTCAATCAGCTAACAACTCATCCTTTCGCAAACGGACTGAGCCGCTAAATACCTCAATACTACGCACCCAACCGGACAACCGGAGGGGGAGACTATGAGAATGGACAAATTGACTACAGGCATTGCGTACGGAGCCTCTGCCGGTAGCGTCCTGAACGGCCTGTTGAATGCATTTAGTCCGGATCAGTGGAACGCTATAGGTGTGCTGGCAGGTATAGCTGTTGCACTCCTCACATACCTGACAAACCTTTATTTCAAAATTAAAGAAGACCGGCGCAAAGCACTCAGAGGTGAATGATGGCAACTCAGCTTGGTATCAAAAGCAAACTCAGCAAGGCTGTAATTGCTCTGATTATTTCTGGTGCTGGTGCTTCAGCTATCCTCGGCCAGTTTCTTGATGAAAAGGAAGGTAATCGCCTGACTGCTTATCAAGATGGTATGGGCCTTTGGACTATTTGCCGCGGCGCACCCCGTGTTGATGGCCGTCTTGTTTACAAAGGAATGAAGCTGACAGCAGCGAAATGCGCCCAGGTAAATAAGCTGGAGTCAGACAAGGCGATTGCCTGGGTAAAGGGAAACGTCACCGTCCCGCTGGCGGGGCGGGCCATCAGTCGCAGCAGCAGCACGGTGTCGAAGGAAACCAAGGTGCCGAGAAAGCTGGTCATGCAGCGTGCAAAACTGAAAAAGGCCACGATAAACCGGCCGGTTGCCACGTTAAAAATCAACCGGGGTAATTTACCGGCCATCAAGCTGGGCGCGGCACAAATGCGTGTCTCCCGGCGTCAGGGCAACCTGCGCGGGCAGGGCAGCGTACTCAAAATAGGCCGCTTTACCTTTCGGAATGCGTTTATTCAGCAACTGGCTAACGGCCGGTGGCATGTGCTCCAGCGTTCCGGGAAAAGCCGGTACCCGATTGAGGTCGTGAAGATACCGTTAACCACCCCACTTACGGAAGCGTATACCGCAGAAACCCACCGTCTGATGCAAAGCGACATGCCGAAGGAAATGGCTTCCGCCCTGAAAAATCAACTGAGGCTGATCATTAAACGATGATAAAGCACCCCAAAATCCGTAACGCCGTGTTGGATGCGCTGAAACTTTCGGTGACCGATCCTTCCGTCACCTGGTATGACGGCCGCCCGAGTTTTCTGACCGCTGAAGACCTGCCCGCCGTTGCCGTCTACCTGTCCGGTGCTGAACCCACGGGGGAAACTCTTGATGAAGATGAGTGGCGGGCGACGCTTCACGTGGAGGTATTTCTTAAGGCGGTGAGTCCTGACACGGATCTCGACCTGTGGATGGAACAAAACATTTACCCCGTTGTGGGTGACATTCCGGCGCTTTCAGACCTTATCGAAAACATCACGCCCGAAGGCTATGACTATCAGCGCGATGATGAAATGTCGACGTGGGGGTCCGCTGACCTGCGTTACACACTGACTTACTTAATGTGAGGAATTTATGACCACACAACTCGAACCGACCAAAGGCGCGGGCACCACACTCTGGATTTACACCGGCAGCGGCGATCCTTACGCCAATCCGCTATCGGATCAGGACTGGACCCGGCTGGCGAAAATCAAGGAGCTGACGCCGGGAGAAATGACGGCGGAATCCTACGACGACACGTACCTCGATGATGCCGACGCCGACTGGAACGGCACGGCGCAGGGGGCCAAATCTTCCGGGGACACGTCGTTTACACTGGCCTGGAAGCCCGGCGAGAGCGGGCAGCAGGATCTGGTTAACTGGTTTTACGATGGTGCAGTGCGCGGGTACAAAATTCGTTACCGCTTTTGGCACCGGTGAAGTCATCAGATTTCATAATTACACTCTGGCTTACACCGAAGCCGAAATTGTGGCAGCAGGTGGAGATGAATCGAAACTGCCTGCGAAATCCATCTGGTGGCAGGGTAACGAATATTCAGCGTGGCCGGTTCAGATTGAAGGCATTGAGGCTTCAACCAGCGGCAGCGGCGCACAGCCGAAACTGACTGTGGCGAATCTTGACGGGTCGATTACCGCGCTTTGTCTGGCTTACGATGACATGCTTCAGGCCGTGGTGACGATTCACGATACGCTGGCGCAATACCTCGACGCCCGAAACTTTGCGGGCGGGAATGCCACGGCGGACGCCAGTCAGGAAAAGCTGCAGGTTTTCTACATCGACAGCAAGAGCATGGAAACCAACATTTCTGTTGAGTTCACGCTGACCAGTCCGATGGATTTGCAGGGATTGATGATCCCGACGCGGCAGCTTCATTCTCTCTGCACCTGGTGTATCCGTGGCAAATACCGTTCAGGGGATGGCTGCGATTATGCCGGTACCAACTATTTCGATAAGCACGGTAATCCGGTTAGCGATCCCTCGCTCGACGTGTGCAATGGCACGCTGAACACGGGGTGTAAGCCTCGCTTTGGGCCAAATAACGCATTGCCGTTCGGCGGCTTCCCGGGCACCTCTCTGATTAAGAGCTGATTATGCGTGATAAAACCCTGCAGGCCATTTTTGAACATGCCAGGCTTTGCTACCCGCACGAATGCTGTGGCGTGGTAGCGCAGAAAAGCCGGGTTGAACGTTATTTCCCCTGCGCCAATCTAGCAGCTAACCCCACCGAAGATTTTCACCTCGATCCCGTGGGTTATGCTGACGCCGAAGACTGGGGAACGGTCATTTCCATCGTTCACAGCCATCCTGATGCAACGACGCAGCCGAGCGAACTGGATAAGGCGCAGTGCGATGCAACCGAATTACCCTGGCACATCGTGAGCTGGCCAGAGGGGGATTTTTGTACCATTCAACCGCGCGGTGAATTGCCCCTGCTCGAGAGACCGTTTGTGCTCGGGCACACCGATTGCTGGGGTTTGGTCATGAGCTATTACCGGCAAACATACGGCATTGAACTGACCGATTACCGCGTTGATTATCCATGGTGGGAGAATGACTATCCGGATAATTTCTATCAGGACTGCTGGTATGAATGCGGATTTCGTGAAGTCAGCGGGCCGCAGATGCCGGGCGATATGGTGATCATGCAGGTTCAGTCCAATAAGTGGAATCACGCCGGGATCCTGCTGGAAGGAAACATGCTTATGCACCACATGTACGGAATGCTCAGTAATCGGGTGCCTTACGGCGGGTACTGGCAGGAAAGGACAATGAAAATTGTCAGGCATAAAAATTTTCTTTAATTCTTTTGTAGGCGTTTAACATTGCCTTACTCTATCTCGGTGGTAGGATGTCGAAATACATAAAAGATGGGGTAAAGGATGTGAAAAAATTGATATCAGCGGTTTTAATTACTGCATTTCTTTGCAGTTGTGCCAATCAGGAGCCATTAAAAAAACAAACCCAATCGGGAAAGCCTGAAGGGAACTTCCCCGGAAAAACTGCCGAACAAGTGTCAAATACTTTGACTTGGTTCTGTAACAGAAATGGATTTATGGTGTATGAATCTTCAAAATCTGTTGTTTTTTGTGGCAAACAAAGGACTGGATCTAATGCGGTGATTACTCAGGCATTAATAGGGAATTCGTATTCAACACCGCCAGTAGACAAACTCAGGTTTAGTATTTCAGAGTACGACTCAGCCACTCACGTATGGGCTGATACATGGGTGGAAACCCAAATGGTTGGTGGGCAGATTCAACAAATGCCAGTGAACGATAACAACACTAAAAATTCTATTCAGAACATCTTGGATAACATAAAAATAAAATAAAAATACATACCCGCCATTCGGCGGGTTTTTTATGAGGTCACTATGCAAGAAATAATGACAAGAATAGATCTTGGGGGTTCGCTCGGTAAAATTTTTGGTAAATCTCATTACCGACTTATTCGCACTGTTTCAGAGGCCGGGAGAGCGCTTAGTTGCACCATTCCTGGATTTGAAAGATATATGAATAACAGCAAAAAAAGAGGTATTACTTATGCTGTTTTCAAAGGAAAGAAAAACATTGGTGAGGATGATTTAGGTTATCCGGTAACAGGTGATGTAATTCGTATTACACCTGTAATTATCGGCAGTAAACGAGCCGGGCTACTACAAACAATACTCGGTGCGGTACTGGTCGTTGTTGGAACATTAACATATGCATATGGTGGTGGTGTGCTTATCGCTCCTGGTGTGGCTCTAATGGCTGGCGGCGTCATTCAAATGCTATCCCCGCAGACCGCCGGTCTCGCCAGTAAGCAGGATGCCGATAACCAGGCTTCCTATGCCTTCGGTGGAGTTACAAATACGGCCGCTCAGGGCTATCCGGTACCTCTTCTTTATGGCAAACGCCGGATCGGCGGCGCTATTATATCCGCCGGTATTTATGTAGAAGACCAGCAATAACCCATCACCTAATTATTCCATCTAAGGTCGCCACGGCGGCCTTTTTTTATGGGCGCAATATGGCAACCGCAACCAAAATAAATGGCAGCAAGGGCGGCAGTTCCTCATCCCGCACGCCTGTAGAACAGCCAGATGACCTTCAGTCTATCGCTAAAGCAAAACTGCTTATTGCTCTGGGGGAAGGGGAATTCGGCGGTGGTCTGACAGGCCAATCCATTTTTCTGGATGGAACGCCGCTTCTAAACAGTGACGGTTCGAGCAATTTTAGCGGGGTTGCATGGGAGTTCCGCGCCGGGACGCAGGCTCAATCCTATATTCAGGGATTGCCGGGTACTGAGAACGAAATTAGCGTGGGCACGGAGGTAAAAAGCACGGTTGCCTGGACACACACTTTCACTAATACCCAACTATCAGCTATTCGCCTGCGGCTGAAATGGCCGTCTTTATTTAAGCAAGAAGATGACGGAGATCTGGTTGGGTATTCGATCAACTACACCATCGATCTGCAGACTGACGGCGGTGCATTTCAGACCGTTGTTAATACGGCTGTTACTGGGAAAACCACCTCGGGGTATGAGCGCAGCCACCGCATAGACTTACCGCCGGCCGGTACCACGTGGACAATTCGTCTGCGCAAGATCACGGCAGATGCGAACAGTGCCAAGATTGGAGATGCAATGACGATCCAGAGCTACACGGAAGTCATTGATGCAAAACTGAGGTATCCGAACACCGCGCTGTTGTATATCGAATTTGATTCTAGCCAGTTCAATGGTTCGATCCCTCAGATTTCATGTGAGCCACAGGGCCGCGTCATTCGCGTGCCGGATACCTATGACCCGGTAACGCGGACTTACAGCGGCACATGGACCGGTGCTTTTAAATGGGCATGGTCAGATAACCCCGCGTGGGTTTTCTACGACCTTGTCGTCACCGATCGGTTTGGTCTGGGCAACCGTCTCACCGCGGCGAACATCGACAAATGGGAACTTTACCAGGTCGCACAATATTGCGATCAGATGGTTCCTGACGGTAAAGGCGGAAACGGTACAGAGCCGCGTTATATCTGCAATGTTTACGTACAAAGCCGAAACGACGCCTATACGGTTTTGAGAGACTTTGCGGCGATCTTCCGAGGCATGACGTACTGGGGTGGAAATCAGATTGTTGCCCTGGCTGATATGCCGCGCGATGTTGATTACAGCTACACCCGCGCGAACGTCATCGATGGCCAGTTCAGTTACTCGAGCAGCACGACCAAGACCCGTTACACAACGGCCCTTGTGTCATGGTCTGATCCGGACAATGCCTATGCGGATGCAATGGAACCCGTCTTTGAACAGGATCTGGTTACGCGCTACGGGTTCAACCAACTTGAACTGACGGCTATTGGCTGTACCCGTCAGTCAGAGGCGAACAGGAAGGGACGCTGGGGTATCCTGACCAATAACAAAGACCGGGTGATAACTTTTGGTGTCGGGCTGGATGGCATGATCCCACAGCCGGGTTACATCATTGCTGTTGCTGACGAAATGCTATCAGGAAAAGTGACAGGTGGCCGCATAAGTTCGGTGAACGGTCGCGCGATTACTTTGGACCGTGTGCCGGATGCAGTTGCTGGTGGCCGGCTGATTTTAAACCTTCCATCAGGTGCCGCTCAGTCACGCACGATTCAGTCGGTGACGGGGAAGGTTGTCACTGTCACCACGGGTTACAGCGAAACACCGGAATCTGAAAGCGTGTGGGTGGTTGAGTCTGACGAGCTGTATGTGCAGCAATACCGAGTACTCAGCGTGGCTGACAACAACGACAATACATTCAACATTTCCGCGGCGTATCACGACCCCGATAAATATGCGCGCATCGACACCGGTGCCATTATCGACGAACGCCCGATCAGTGTTATCCCGCCGGGCAACCAGTCTGCCCCGGCCAATATTCAGATCGGCTCTTATTCTGTGGTCAATCAGGGGATCAGCGTTCAGACGATGCGGGCTACGTGGGACGCAACGAAGAACGCTATCGCCTATGAGGCACAGTGGCGCCGTAACGATGGGAACTGGGTAAACGTACCGCGCAGCTCTGCCACGTCGTTTGAAGTACCTGGCATTTATGCTGGCAGTTATATGGTGCGTGTGCGTGCGATTAATGCGGTCGAAGTGTCATCTCCATGGGGATACTCCGATTTGACCACGCTTAACGGCAAGGTGGGTAATCCCGGAACACCGATAAACTTGGTCGCCAGTAATAATGTCGTGTGGAATATCGATATCACCTGGGGATTTCCTGCAGGCAGCGGGGACACAGCCTATACCGAGCTGCAGCAAGCAACCACGGCTGACCATCAAAACCCAACACTGCTGGCCACCATTCCCTATCCGGCGTCTGCATATCAGCATGGCCCAATGCCAGCAGGGGTAAGACGCTGGTACCGGGCCAGACTGGTTGACAGAATTGGCAACGTGGGGGACTGGACGGAATATGTCGCCGGTGCGAGCAATGTTGATGCCAACGACCTTATTCATGACACGCTGGAAAAATATTTTGAAACACAGGACGGTAAAGCGCTTTTAGAACCGCTGATTACCGATCCCCAACTTCTGGCTGAAAGCATTCTTGCTAACTATGACAGCGTGGATCAGCAGTGGAAAAACTACGGTGAAAACCGTGCGGGGATTATTGAAGCGACAAAAATAGCGACCGATGCGAACAGCTCTATCGCTCAGCTCGAAACGGATGTAGCGGCTAAATTTGGTGAGCAGGAAGCAGTTATCCAGGAGAAATTCACGGCGTATGCCGATGCCAGCGGGCCATCTGCAATCTGGACGATGAAGATGGGGCTTAACTACAATGGCACGAAGTACGATGCGGGCATTTCTGTTGCAGCGATAGTGAATGGCACGGCAGTAGAGACCCGGTTTGCCGTAAATGCTAATCAGTTTGTCGTCGTTAGCGGTAGCGGGAACAATCTTTATTCGCCGTTTATTATCAAAGATGGACAGGTGCTTATTAGCCAGGCATTCATCGGAAATGCATGGATAACGAACGCCATGATTGGGGACTACATAGAATCCAATACGTACATACCCGGTCAGGCGGGATGGCACATCAATAAAAATGGTACCGCAGAGTTCTCCGGGGTTACTGTACGTGGGAAGATTTATGCCAGCGAAGGCGAGTTGAATAATGTAAAGATTAATGAGAATTGCACAATCCTTGGTACGCTCAATGCTAACAGGATAGTAGGGGATCTTTCTGACTTTTCCATCGGCAGGTCTTTTAACGTTGGTTCATTCAGTTTGGGTGGGAATCAGACTTCGGCTGAATACAATATATGTGGGATCGCTCAGACTTCTTTTGAGCGAAAAATTGCGTTAACCAGTGCGAACGGTAATGGTATATTTTACATTAATATTTCATTAGGTGGCCCCGGACTAGTATATATGGATTGGGTTGTGGCAGGTAATGTTGTCGCTACTGAAACACTTTCTACAGGGCAAAATCAAGTTATTAGCTCACGACAAGTTGTTTCTCCTTCTGGAAGTGGGAATACAATAATCGGTATAAGATTTAGAAATACTTCGTCCTCGCCTGCAAATATAAATATAGTAGGAAATCAGGCTATTAATGTTTTTGCAAACCGTAACGCAAATATCATAAATCAACCCTATTACCCGCTAAGTATACTGTTCAAATTTAAGCAGACAGTTTATTAGGCGGGTTTTTTATGTCCGGAGAAAATCATGCCAGCAGGCACTATTGATTTAACCAACGGTTCTAATAAAGTCAGCGGTAGCGGAACCAGCTTCATTTCTGAGCTAAAAGCTGGTGATTTTATGTACGTTAACGTCGGTGGCGCACCCTATACTATTGTCACATCCTCGGTGGTATCAGACGTTGAAATCACCCTTACCGAAGCGTTCACCGGCCCCACATCAACCGGCCTGTCCTGGAATTCTGTGCCAGCTTTGCTTCAGATGGCTATTACGCAGAAAGTGATCAACGACTTCGCGCAGGTTGCCCGCGGACGTATTCTGGACTTTGAGAATTGGCAGGGGATTTACAGTGATGAACCGTCAGTTACCGTTACGCGCCCCGATCGCACTCAGTATACCGGCCCAAGTTGGGGGCACATTGCAAAGGTGGTTGGCGCGGTTGAAGACCCACTGACGAACCTTGTCCCACTTAGCCGGCAGTATATGACATTGGCCGCCGCCCAGGCTGATATTGCAAACATCCCTGACGGGGCTGCAACATTCGTACGAAGTTCTGATGATGAATCACTGGCTATTGAGTACATCAATACCGGCGGGGTGCTGACAGAGACAGGTCGTAAAATGCCATCTCAGGTAGCTATTGAGGAGGTGAGAACCAATATCCAGCAGGATCCATTATCCCAGTCGTTAACTATTTTCACTGATGAACTCGGCTTCTCACACTCACAAATTCGTGAGGATGGAGCCTTTGAAACCCCGATGTTAACACTCGATGAAAACCAAATTACATCGGGTAATATTTCAGTTACGCAAGATGGAAATTTTGATGACGACCAGTTGATGATTTCTGACGCGCTGGGATTTTCCATTCCGTCTTCAAGCAGTGATGCCGGCGGAGGCGTAGACCCTGGCGAAGTTACTGTAGATCTCCCACCTCAGTCAGCAGCATATGGCTTGTTGTCAAAAATGCGTTCAGCGCTGGATGACGTTTGCGTAATCATCAACTCTGATTCTACGGGGATCACTCAGGATACAGATCCGGTCAGCGGGGTATTTAAAAAATGGACGAGAAAACTGGCGGAGTTTCTTGCGGGGAATTACCCGGCATATACCGTCCTATATTACTCGTGGGCGTCAGGTGCGTATGGTTCACCCGTGACTCTGCAGGTAGGCACTGCGGGGAAAACACTTCATTTTTATAATGCTGCCGTTGCGGGGACTCAACCTCTTTATCTTATGGGACATTATTTTGAGGCCGCTTACGTCCCAAGACTGGCTGATTTACTGATATTTAATCACGGGCACAACACTGATTATAACGTCACAACAGGAATACAGGCCGGCATGGCACTCGCGGCTGTTTATCAAATCTTGCTCAGACACCCTGCAGCCGGTGGGATCATGGTCTCTCAAAACCCGTTAAGGGATAGCGATCAGGGGGCGAACAGGAGTAACGGTGCACGACAAGCAGCCATTGCAGCTGGGTTCAGTTTAATTGATGCCTATCAGCTATTCATGAATGCTGGAAAGCCTACCGACTGGTATCTGGATAACATCCACCCCAACGCAACAGGTGATGCCAAAATATTTGACCTCGTGAAAAATCTTTTTGTATGGCCGTCTACACCCGCGAAATACACTCAGGGCCTTATCAATGGTGCGAACCTGATCCCGAATGGTGAGTTTGTAACGTGGACAGAAGGCGGCGCAGCCCCAGATGGCTGGACCCTTACTGGCTGCACGGCTGACAAGGATACTGTGAACTTTGAGTCGGGTGACTATGGTCTGAAACTCACGTCAACAGGAACAGGGGATGCGAACGCCGCCTGTGCATTGCCATCTGGCCTGGTGCGGCGTTTACGCGGGCAGACAATTACCCTCGCCTGCAGAACGTACGTACCCGCTGCAAACACGCGCTCTAACGCAGGATCCGTATCCATAAACGGAATATCGGCCAGCCGGGTTTATGGCGTCACATCCCCTAACGGCCGGGGTGGTTTTGTCTGGAAGGCGGCAGTAATCACGGTGCCGTTAACGGCGACAACGCTTTCAGTGCTTGCCATCCTTGATACGTCCGGCGGCGTATCCGGTAACACCTGTACATTTGACCGTCTCACACTGGTTGTCGGGAATATCCCGCAAGACTTCTTCTAAGGAAATATTATGGCAACGCGGATCATTAATAAAAACGCCAGCCTGTGGGCGTCCCCTAAAGCGAAGTTATCCGTGCCGTTCAATGCTGCATGGGAAGGGTTCTTTTCTTTCGGCGTGGATGCTGCCACATCAGTGAGAAATCTTATTGAAGGCGGGGCTGCTCTCTCTGTAATAGGCAGTCCGACATATGGAGCAAATTACATTGAGTTGACGGGTGCCCAGATGGCCTACCTTGTTACCTCGATCAAAAACAGCACTGATATGACAATTGTTGCAACCGTTAAACCATTAGAAGAAAAGGGGATTGCAGTTGTTTCTGATTATCAGTCTCAAAGGGCTGACAATACAGGGCTCTGCTTAGGCACGTCATTAGCGTTTGATGTCGGTTCAAACAATGGAAACGGCAACGTCATCACGCGCTTCCAGCATTCCGTTTTAGTTAGCGGGGTGTCAACCGGCGCTTCCGCGGAAACAGCAACTGAATCCCCGATAAATCAGTGGTACATAATTTCCGGGCGGGTTAAAAATAGCGACAGAACGCGCAGGGTCGATAACCTGACCGCAGGTACAAGCGGAACTAACTCACCAGCGGTTAACCCGGCAGACCTGGGCGGCGTACTCAGATTAGGGTCGACATATAACAGCCAGTTCCCTGGGAAATGCCAGTTATGCGAAGTTGCTATTATTTCTGAATACATTTCAGATGCAGATTTCTCAACGCTAGCTCAATTCATGCGCGCAAGTGCGGAGAAAAAAGGTATTTCATTGTAATTTTGAGTTTCTCTTGGGGCAATGCGCAAACCTGCATTTACAGGGTTGCGCAAGTAAAAATTAAATTGGTTGGTTTTAGTTAATTGGCCTTGGAACTGCGTAGCCTAAAACTTTAAGTTCACCATCTATTGATTCTAGCTCTTTTATGTCGCCGCTTATTCTTGCTGATATTATTTTTTTAAATATATTATTGTGTGTTTCAGATAAATTTTTAAAATTTTGTATATCTCCTTTTAGAGCTATAATTTCATTGTCCATGTTCTGATATCTATTGAAATCAAAGCCCATTTCTTTTATCGATTTTTCAAACCCTTCAAGCTCTGAAGCTTTATCTTTTATATCAACCTTAAGTTTTTCAAGATTGATTTCAGAAGCGGAAATTTCAGATTCAATGGATTTTTTATGTGATTCATACTGAGCTATGGTAGCTTCCAATGTTGATGATAATATTTTTTTGGCATCAAGCCCTAGTTTTGCCTCTTCTATTTTCTTAAGTGATTCAGCAATTTTTGCTGATTTTTCAGCTTTTATTATCTCTATCTCGGCAGTTCGCTGCTCAGTCAATCTCTCATCCATCGTTATTGATTTCGATGTGATATTTTTTACCCAATGATTTATGAATGGTATTGCTAATGTAAGTAACACTCCTGTGATAATCGGATATATCAATAAATGGCTTAATGATGTTGCGTCAAGAGAAAATGTTACTCTTTTTGTAATTTCAAGATCATGGCTAAATAAAAAGTATACTATAGGTATCCAGTTGAAACCAATCCATGAGGTTATTATGTAGCCAATTAACGGGCTACTGAATCTCTCTTCGAAAGATTTCAATATTGCATTTTTCAATTCATCCAT